GTTTGCTTTAATATTTTTTAATATATTATTATAAGCATCATAAGTAGCCTTATCAAAACTTCCAGATTTATTAGATTGATAAGCATGTTCTACACTACCATATTCTCTACCTTCCCAATTAAATCTTCTTGGAGCTAAATTAGATAATATACGAGTTGAGGAATTAGATTCAGCTTGCCCCCAATAAACATTTATAATTCCTTTAGATGTTGTTTTATTTTGTTTAAACCCTAAAGCAGAATACACTTGATTAGCTAGTTCAGGATTAGAATTAAATAGTTCTTGTACTTCTTCTTTAGCGAAAGAATCTAATCCTTTTTTAATATCTGCATTCTTTAATTGACTATATTTTATTCTTGGTTGTCTTTCATCATCTTTAGGCTTTCTTTTCTGTTTTATCTTGTCTGATTTCCTTAAAGTAATTTTCTTCTTATTACTTGAAACATTAACATTAACAATATCTCCACCGGAGATTACCATAAGACCATTCTTATAACCCGTAGGATTCATAAAAACAATATCTACCGGTTCTCCCTGACGTAACTTTATTTTATCAGAAGCACTAAGAGTTCTTAAAACATCATTTTCTACTGTCATTACCTCTTCACTGAAATCAAATATACCTGTTGAGGTAATTCTGTTTAACGGATTGCTTTCAAGACCTGAGTAATTCCGGTAAGCTGACTTATATTTAAAGATTCCAAACTCTTTTTCAGATACACTATACTTAGGCACATTACCCAAAGATTCATGATCCTTATGCTTTCTTCCACCTTGCATCATCAGGGGAGCTGCTTCTATGCTACCTGCAATAAAATCTTCAAGGTAACCTTCTGTCTTTTCACTCAAATTATTAAGTTTGTTAATAACCTTGTTTATTGCATCAGATAATCCATGATAATAACTGTTAGGAATATATGCAGCTATAGAATACTTTCCTGTAGCAAATTTTGATGCTAGCATTGAATAATACGCTAACATATCCTGTAGTTGTTGAGGAAATTGTTTAAATGATGCTCTTAATTCCGGCATAATAATATCATCAACACGATCTAAAGCTAAAGTACCTTTGCCTTTATTTGACATCATCTTTAACATAGACGCAAATGTGTTTTTATTATCCCTTAAAGCATCCCAGATTGGTTTAATGGTATTGTCATAATATCCTTTTTCTACCTTGCTATCATAAAGCTCTCTTATTTGTTCTTCTGTCATTGAAGTATTTTCAAGAGTACTTTTAAAATAGTCTATAATCTCTGGTACACGTTCACGAAATAGCTCCCTTGAAGAAACATCTTTAAGGCTTATTCTATTTTCTTTTAAGAGAGTACTTCCTCTATTACCAAATTTAGAAACTAAATTTCCTTTATTATCCATATCAAAAAGAACAACATTAAAGTAGCTATCTTCTTCACTAAGGGAATTAAAATATTCAGAGATAATAGTATTCTTGATAGTGTTATCAACATCATTTTGTTGTGAGGCACTCATGAAACTACCAAGATTTATATCACTCAAAAACTTATCTATTACAGCTTCATATCCGGGAGCATCTTCTATGGTAATATTCAGGGCTTCACCTACAAGATACTTATCAGTATAAGGTTGAAGGTTTTTTCTTACAGACCTGAAATAACTATTTCTTTCCGAAAGTATTTCTGCAATAGATCCTGTTTTATGTATTTTCTTTTCATGCTGAATTATCATATCCCTTTGTTCCTGTGTTCTAGCATTCAAATACATATTGTTGTTTCTGATAAAATGCTGAATATGCTGTTCTTGTGTAGGGATACGATCGCTTTCAGAAAATTCACTTAAAGGCAATCCTAAGTAAAGACCTGAATCTGCTTTATACTTATCGAAATCAAATTGTCTAGCTTTAACTCCATTACGTACAGAAACAAAATGTGATACTCTCCTTAACCATTCACCACTCACTTCAAGATCACCTAAAATAGAAAGTATTTCAACAGTTTCAATATCCTGGAATAAATCTATTACACTATTTAATTTATCCACATTAGCTGATACATCCTTGTTAACTCTCATTCCATCTTCAACATTCAAAACTATTTTCTGTATATCTTCATCAGAAACTTTTTTACTGTTTTTCAACAACTTATAAACATTCGATGTATTACCTTCATTGATATGATTAATAAGAGACCTTAACAATTGTGGAGATAGTTCATTTAATCCAGTTTTATTTTCAAATACCTTTATATTATTCAATAAGTCTTTTTGAATACCATAGAGCATCTCTCGTTCATTATTTTTTAAAGTTAATGATTCACTACTATCGGGTAGTAAAAGTTCCTTATTTTCTTTAATATTGTCTCGTATGGAATTTAGTTCTTCAGCAACTAATTCATAAACTTGTTTTCTCTCAAAACTGTCTATCGAATTTCCTTGCTGTACTTTTGAAAAAATACTTCTGACTTTTTGATTATGGAAAAAATCATATATCTTTTCTGAATAATCTCTGGTAGTAAAATTACTGTTGTCATAATAATTATCCATTGATGCAATTAATACCGGAAGTAAATTTATCGAATATTGATTTATTCCAAAATTGGATAATGAATTCCTTTTTAAGTTATCCAATACAATCTGTAACCAATCACCATTCATGTTCAATGTGCCTATTTTGTCTCTATGAATGTTTTTAAACTTTTTTGGAAGTATATTAGGAGTTGCTGCTAAAGCATTCAAAGCACTTACAGAATTAGCTTGTATCCCAATAGACTTATCTCCAACCTGTGCTACATCATAATTGAACAAAGAAGCACTATAACTATCCTGAACAAGAAACATTTCTTGTTCATTTTCAATTCTTTCTTCTGCATAATCAGTAAATTCTTTTACACTTGATGACCTGTCAAGTTTATCAAAATTCTTGACTATAGCATCTTCTGACATTTCAATAATCTTATTTTGTCTTGCTTTTATTTTGTCTTCAATGTTTAATGCTTCATCTACAGTCAAAAATATTCCATTTTTAAACATTCTAGCTACACTACTAAGTTGGTCTCCATCATAATCTCCATCTGTACGAATATTATTGGTAGCAGGAAAAAATCTTGTATTACCGGTATCACTAAGAAACATTTTATATTTTGATAAAACTGCCTGTCCAATAATCCCTGTAGGTATCCTTACATCAAAGTTATTAAGAGCTTCTCTGAAGTTATTTACCGTTGTAATAATACTTCCTTTACTGATTTTCTCCCCTTCAGCTATAATATGTGTTAATATCGGACTATATGTCGAAACAGTTTCTTCTTTATATGCTTTCATTAAATAAATAGCTATTTCTAAAACATCATCATTTGTCATTATTTTGACATTCTTTTTGAATCCGGTATATCCAGGGGCTGGTTCTGTCCATACAGCAAAGAAATCATTAAGTGTTTCATCACGTTTCATGTGAAAATCATCCCTGTTCATAAAGTCACCTGCAACATCTGAACGAACAACTTTTCCTTGTTCATCTTTATGCATTCCTTCAAATGGAGCTCTTTCAAATTCCATCTTTTCACCATCACGCTCAAATATTAATTTATCTTTTGTTTCAGTCATGTCAGACATGGTAAATCCAAAATACCTTTCTATTTCATCTAAGCGGTAACTTACTCCATTATTATCATAACTTTCGATATGTGTGGTAGGTGCTTGGGTTGTACGCATACCATCCATACGATTACTTATCATGTTGTCAGTAATATAAGCTCTAAATGATTGCTTAACTTTTTCTACCACAGAAGGAATTCCAATATCTATTTCATTATCTAATAATTTGTCAATAAATGCAGCATCAGCTTGAATATCACGTAATCCCTTTAATGGCAAATTACGTAAAAATTCCTTTACTCGATATACTTTGACATTATCAGTTCCTTTGGGCACTTTAATATTCATTAATTCATCACGATACTGTTTAACACCCAAATCAAATATCTCTTCTTTTAACTGATGTATCTTTTTTTGTGCTTGACTACTTAATGTACCCACAATAGAATCAAACTGATTAAGCTGTTTTAAACGATTGTTTTTTCCTTCAATCTCTTCACTCAAATTCATTATTATTCCGAGAGATGTTGTGTTAACAGAAATAGATTGTAATCCATCAGTCAATCTCTCATTGTATATTTGTTTGTCATTTATTCTGTGTTGCCCATACTTGAAACTACTTTTAGGAGCTTGCAACAATGGCATGTTATCCAATATAACATTAGCACGTTTATAATCACGCCTAATGTTATTGACCATGTCGTAGTACATATGACGTGGACTATCTGGATATTTTTTCAATGCTTGCTGAAAATATTCATTTGCATCAAAAGTTTCATTAACATCATTTTCTTTGAAATATTCATTTACAGCACGGCTCCATGAATGCATGAAGTTTTCTTCTGCTCTACGATGTTTTAGAAAAGCATTGTAAGAATCCATGGTAATAGGTATCACAGCAAATTTAAAGTTAAAATTAATAGAATTATTATTGTTTGTATTTATTAATGGTTTTATAACACCTCTTTCATACATTTTATTCTTATCTCCCATAGATATTTCTAATGCTTGTGTTCCAATCATACTCACTAAACCAGAACCATCTTCTGCTTCATCTATACTTTCTTCGTTTTCTCCAACCTTCATCTTTTCTGAAACATCTTGTGTCGCAATTATACCAAAAGAATTTTGTAACCCATATTCAGAAACAGGATTAGGTTTATGTACGGGTGTTGTCCTGGTTTTTCCACGTACAGAACGATCATTAAGAGACTCAAATAATCCTACATGCCCAAAAGCAAGATCATTAAATGACCCACCATAAACAATATTGTGCCAGAAGAAAGCAGAATAAACAGGATTTATTTTTTTGTTAGTAACAAAAGATTCTTTGTGTTTAACTACATTATTTTCTGACATCTTATCATATGCTCTTGAAACATCTGTAGATACCCAATCAGGAAAATGTTTAGTATCAGGCTTATATCCTGAAAGCCTTGTTTTAAGATTGTGATCTTTTATATAATCATCAAAAAACAATTCATCACGATATTGTGACAACAATTCTGCTTCCTGTATAGTATATTCATTCTGACTGTAATCTTCATCATAAATTTGTTTGTCAGGATCCTTTCCTAACTTCTTAATAAAGCTACGTAACTTAGAATACCTGTTCGCAGAAAACAACCTGTTAGAAAAAGTGAAGTCCTTAGATGGTAAAACCTTTCCATTAAAAACTTCATAATCAAGATTTTTAACCAACCCAGAAGCTTCTAATACTTTTATTAATTTATCACTACCATAATAGTTTTCTAAACGATTTACAAAGCTTTTAAAGGACTTTTCTCTTTCGATGCTATATTTGTCATTGTACCTTCCAATAGGCTCTAAAAAGCTTTTATTTTTGCCTGTGAGATGTGTTAAGTTATTTTCTTCAATAAAATCATTCCATCTATTTACACTTTCTCTGTGTATTCCTTCATAATATCTGAATCGTCTTAACAGATCACGATTAATCATTTTATCATTCATGGTAACATTAGTTTGTTTGACATTACCATTATTATCATAGACACGTTCTGCTTTGAATGATTGAAGATTTTTAGTGTTGCTAAGATTAACATGATAATAATCCAACCGGTCTCCCATGTTTAGCATAGGAATTTTTAAAACATCACCTTTGATAGCACTCTCTAAGAACATCTCAAAAGTCATCTTATGATGATCTCTTGTTTCTGGATTATTTACTGCCTTGTAATCATTGTATATGGATTCTATAATACTAATATTTGGTGAACGATCAGCCACCGGAACATTAACCTCTTCATAAATACCATCAAGATTCTTTAATCTGTTATTGTGAGTAAACTGACGTAATAATTCATTATTTACATTGTACTTCAAGTAACGCTTACCAGCTTTATCGTAAACGTAATTATCATCTTCGGTACCACGCTCAATAGAATTTATGTGCCCAAGTATTCTAAAACTTTGAAAGAAACTAGCAGGAGAATACATGGTTACAGATTCATCAGAACTGCTTTCAGCAATAGGCATCAATTCCTTTGTCATATCAAAATCACGACCAGAGTTAAGAGCATCAAGTATTCCACGAACTTCTTTCCCGGATTCATCATTCTGTAATTCTTTAACAATATCCTTGTAAGATACATCTTCAGATATTAACTGGTTCCTGAGTTTTATGTTATTTTTTAATGACAACACACTTCCATAGAGTGTAGCTGCCATAATAGACTGTATATTGTTTTGACTGTTACTTTCATCAAAGATACCTGCTTTAGTCCATGTAGATAACCATCCGGGAATATAATCATCATAAGGATTGTTTTCATGTTTGTCACTGTTAATGATATTATGCAAAGTATTTCTCAAAGATCCCCCAGGATATCCTAACATAGAGAATACATCAAGAATAATTTTTTGATTTGCTTTTGGATTTACAAATTCATAAACACCTTTCTTAGATTTACGTACCAAAGAAATAATATCATTCCCAACATCAACCCTCAATATTCTTGTATCACCGGACTTAACAATATCAATGTTTCTAAAAGATTCTTCTACATGATTTGCTAAACTTTCTCCATGGATTAATTTATTAACAATAGAATCCTTTATCTGATGCCTTGCATTATCAGCCAAACTAGTAGCAGTCTCTTCCAAAATTACACCATTTTTTCCAAACCTTGCATTTCCGGATTGTCTTACATGTGCATTTGAAAATATACTTACTGTCCTTAAATAAAATGACATTATATCAACATAGTTATCTATAGATTCCATGTTATCATTCTCAATGTTTTCATAAATGTTTTTCACTCCTTTATCGAGTTTCATGAAAGCATTTTTTATTGAGAAATACACATTGCGATCTTCTGATGCAGTTTTGATCTCATTTATCTTACGATCTATTGTTTCCATCATGCTACGATGAATTTCTTCATAATTCATTCTATGAAACCTGTCATAAGAAATATTATCATGAAAATCTTGCATGATCAACATCATATGTGTACGATGACGATTAAGGAATTGTCCTGGTACCCAATTATTTTCAATGGAGTGTTCCCTCATATATTCCGTGTTGGGAATACGTTTCCATTTTCTAGCATCAAGATACTTTATTGATTTAAAAAACAAATCCATCACATGTGAAGATGTTGCATCAATAGAACGTGCCCTACTTTCTTTTGTATGTGTAAATTGATTATCAATTTCTGGCTTATTCCTCATTGTTTCATAATCAAAACCAGGAATAGTTTGTTCCAACATAGATTTAAGCATCCTGTCATTGGCAATAAGATAATCAATGTATCTCTTTCTTTCAGCCTGGTCCATTGTATTAACATCTTTGGAATATTCTTTTGTGAAAAATTCATATCCAGGTTTTAAATTTCCTTTTTTATCATAAACCTTTTCCCTTGACTTTCTTTTAACTTCTTTAAAAAAGTAATCTACAGAAGCCTCAATAGAATAATCCTTTCTTTCCAAAAATGAATTCTTAGTCATGTTATAAACTAAAGATTTTGTTATGCGTAAATATTGACTATAGCCACCAAAGTCTCTCATGATATCAATACCCTTTTTCTTTAACTTATTTTCAATGGCCTTTGTCTCAACAACAGCATCATCATCTGTTCTTACATCAACCTTGCTCCCCTTATCGTAAACAACCTCTGACATTGAAGCAAACCTATTTCCGGATGAAGCATATCTACCAGATTCTATGTCATTGAATAATCTGTCAAGAACTCCTTTGTTGATCTGTATCTGATTGTCAACACGTCTAACATACTTAAATATATCAGAAAGACTTTGTTCTCCATAATTTACATCACGTCCAGAATACAGTTGAGCATACTTTTCAGCTAAATATTCTTCTACTTCACTATCTTCTATCTGATCTGCTGTTCTGTCTTTATATGCTTCCTGAGACATCATATCAGCCCTTCCCCAAAACAATATTTCTGCTCTCTTAGCAGCAGTAAATACATACCTAAACACCCAGTGAAATATTTCATGACGTGGAGTTGTGTATTTTACTTTTCCTTCACGGATATTTAATACCATCCGACCTTTAAGCAATTTACCATAAACTTCAACACCATTATGGTATTCTATACCCTCTCTTATTTTTACATTTTTAATATCTTCACCAAGTATCCTATTCAAACTTTCATTAAAATTATCTATAGATACTCTTACAATATTTTCCGGCTCATGCTTATCAAACACTTCAGTTTCATTATCCAGCTCATTCCGGCTAGTTTTTTTCTGATCACTTCCTGTATCTTTTGTATTACTTACAGGCTCTATATTATCAAACCCAATATAATAAGATGGATAATTTACAACATCAGCATGTACAGCAACCATATTGCTATGCCTGGTGCTAATTTCTGTTCCTTTACTTGTTTTTTTGAATTCAACCGGAGTAAAAAGATGACCTAATCCTTTTGGTTTCGCTACAGTCCGTCCTTGCTCCTTTATCTCTTCTATCACTGCAGATAAATATTTCTTATCTAATTTCAACAAAGGAACACCAGACTTAATACTTTCTTGATCTTCTTTAGAATAAGTTATTCTAAGTGTTCTGTCATCATAATCAACAACCATTCCTAATCTTCCAGCTTCCCCGCTCTCAATAGTTCTCTTATTCGACATCAAAAACTGATACAAAAGAGATTTTCTGAATTCACTCAAAAAATCACTGTTGTTTCTTATTTCTTTTAACTGATCCCATTCCTTATCTAAAACATCAATAAAAGATTCTTTGTAAGTTTTCTTGTCAAGTTCTCCTATTCTTCTTCCACTTACATAAGCAGATGTTTTAACCACCCTATCCAATTGCTCGTCATATAGGTCTAATTTTAGATTTAAGCGACCTTTATCTTCCGACACCCTTATCATAGGGATAAAACCTGTATTGTCATATTCACTTTTAAAAAGGGCTCTATTGATCTCTTTGAAATTTTCTAAAGTTACAGGCTCAAGACTTCTATTAATTTTGAAATAAAAATCTTTAACATCTATGTCAAAATTTTTAGACTCTACCCTTTTACCTTCCTTGGCAAATTGACGATATAAATTAAGAAGATTCTTATTCTGTTCAGCCATGATTTCCTTTGTTCCCCAACCCTGATCTATCTGATCCATGTATTTGCTAACATCTTTCTCGATAATAGCATTATCACTTATAGATTGACCAAAATATACCTGTGGTCTCTGTAAGGAAGAAATAGTCGTAATAGATTCCAATAAATTCTTTTTTGCATTTTCATTATCTGTATTATCTATGGTAACATTTTCTTCTTCAAGATATCGCATTAACATTTCTAATTTATTGTAATCTGTTGTACTCAATAATTTGTTATTACGAATACCATCCATGAGATTCTTTTCTGATATATCCATGACCACATCAATAACATGATCAACAGAAACTATACTTTCTGTATCTTTAGCATTACTATAATCTTCTGTGTTTTTATAAACAACTTTGAAATAAGCATCATTTAAACTTCCATTTAATGCTGCCACAAGTAATTTATAGTGCAATCCACGTACTGTTTCACGCAAATTGAAATCATCAGTTGTATGTTCATCAAGTACCGGTCTGTGTACAAGTGTTGTTGTAGGTGACCATGTAGTAGTCTTTAGCTTTTCGTTATCAATGTTTAAGATGACATCATTAGTTTGTGGATCATTAGTAATCTTTTCAATCTTCATTAAATCACTAACTTTTACATCCTGATAAGTCTCATCTAAAAGAGATAACAAATTCATGTACGTTGTTCCATCAAGATAATATATACTTCTAATAATAAAATCTTCATTTGTCTCATTGTTACGAATATTATCTCCTGGACAAAAAACAGTGTCATTGATTTTAATATCAGATAAATGAGCTTTTGCACCACTTTGACCACCTTCTTGTTCATACCTTCTGTTTTCAAATCCTTCAATGTGAAAACCATCTCTCTTTAATATCCTTTCAAGTAAAAATATGGGATACGATTCTGAAACGCCATCATTGTAAACGAACTTAGCTGTCGGATACTTTTTAGATGTTTTCGATGGAACTGTTAATGTTGCGTATTTTTCATTATCCTTAGTGTATATTGTGTAAGTCTTTTGACTTTCTTTTGGAGTAATTCCATAAGCCTCCAACAAATCATTAACTATATTATCAATATTCTCCTTATAATCCCTGTGGACAACATCATTTCTTTTGCCTTTATCTATTGTCATGGTTTCTAATAAAGAATTTGCATACACATGATACGCTTTTTCCGGAGTTATAGTACCAGACAATTTACTAAAGGCATCTTCCATCTTTGATACATCATTCAACAACTCATCATACTTGATATTGTCTGTAATGATTCTTTTAGTCTTCTTACCAGTTAAATCAATTTGTACCCAAAAAGATCCTTTGTAATCATCTTTATTAAAAGTGGTTTTTACAAGAAGTTTTTTTTCTCCATCTGATTTTTCATCAACAATAAGTCTTACCCCGGATTCTGTGATCACATACTGATTTTCCCCAGCATTATTTTTTTCAAGTCTATAGTTAACAAAAGCTTTATTTGCTTCCCTATATGATTCATTAGCATTTCTTGTTCCCTCATTGTAATCTTTACTTCTTGTATCCTCTCCGCTTTGTGTGTCAATGTCAACAATATTGTCTCCTAACAATATCTTGTTTTCCTGAATAGCATCTATCATATCTCTTGCTTCAACCTTGCTGTTGGTAAGGCCATAAACATTCCCTCTATACTCTCCTTTTTCTCCAACTAAGGATACATATTGAGATGCTCTTGTAACAGCTGTATAAGGAGCTATCTTTGAATCATCAGATTGAAATTCAATAAAATCACCACTACCATGCTCATTGTAATTTTCAATGTTCTGGTAATCAAAAGCCAAATAAACTTGCTTCTTTCTTAATCCTTGTATTGATGGTATAGATGCACCTTTCCTGTTTGTTATGTTTGGGGTTAAAACAAATACATTACCATCATATTCCGGCTTTATATTTCCATTTTCATTTAAAAACTCTTTTAATTCAGCTTGCGTTTCTGCAGCAAAAACAATAACTGGTTTGTTCTTATCTCTTTGCTTTTTAAATTCATCCTTAAATTCTTCTATCACACCATTGACAGAATCATGCTGTCTTGTTCCTATCAAAGAACCATCATCTTCACGTTTATTTTTCCATTCCGAAAGTTCACTTCCAGAAATAAGTTTATCAGCTAATTCCTGAAGTATCCTTAACTCTGTTGAGAACACTCTTGTCAATGGAAGAGAACATGGCAAATAAGATGCTGTATGTGGATAACTAACCTGTGCTTGTGAACCACTTCCTTTTCTCCTGTCAAGCATTTGAGATCTATCCCCAAGAAACAAAGAAAAAGGTTGTATTCCTTTGTTGTTTTTATTCTTAGCATAGAAATTCAACATCCAGTCAGATGTATAATAAGGAATTAATCCAGCTTCATCCCATACAAGTAAATCATATTGCTCTCCTTTTTTCTTGTATTGTATCTCATCTTTTGCTGAAACATAAACTAATTCAATTCCAAAAATGTCTGATAAGGCATTAAGCTCTTTACTATTTTTATAAAGTTCTTCAAGCTCTTTTGTGTTATGAACAATCTTAATAGTATTTATGTGACGGCTTTTATCAATCCTATCTTCCATCATTTTTACTCCCATGATCAAATAAGGAACCGCTATAGCTGTTTTTCCTGTTGCTGCACCACCTTTTATGTATGCTGCCTTCAAGCTATTTGTACGCTTTAACAAACGATTTTTCTCTCTACCACTTAATGTATCATTGTTCTCAATAGAATAACTAAATATCTTTTTAAATACACTGCTACCATCAATATAACTTCCCCATAAAAATTTAACTGTCTCATATTGCTCATGTGTCAAGGGCACTAAAAACTCTCCATGATTCCTTTTCCATTTGTTTTCATACTTTTCATATATGTTGCCCAATACATTCCTGGCCTCTTTGTGAGAAATACTATTTACACTGTCAGCCCATGAAACAAAATATCGTATCGCTATCATGGATGGAGTTATTAAAGAATCTGTCCAACTTAACTTTTTGATGTTAACATTATCTACTCCAGCAAATCCATTTTTTTTCATTTCTTCTTTAGAAGCACCATCAGATTGTGAATTGTGAGCACTAAATATTTCGAGCATGTTTTCATTAAATTGATTGTCGTGATCCTCTACAGACTTTCTCAATTCATTATATAAAGCAGTTGTATTGTCATTTGATTCTTCCGTCAAAACAATACTTTGTGCTGCATTACCTAAAGCTTCTTTTGTAAAAACAACATCCTTGTGTTTATGAAGAATATCTTCTATCTCTTCCAACATCTGATGTTCTTCATCTATTTTCTTTTTTGTTGTCTCTTTAAGTGAGCTGCTACGTTTAGCAATAAAAGCATGGGTATCATTATCTAAATTGACAAAAGAAGCAACATCAATAGGATTAATGCGCTCAAGATTTTCAATAATCTGATTGTAATCTTTTTCATTTTTTTTCTTTAATCCTTCTTTTACATCATGAATAGACAGTAAAGTGTATATGCTTTTTCTTCTGCCTTCATTTCTTACTCCCTTAGAAACATAATCCTCTTCTTTGCTTGCTTGTGATACTTCAGATAACTGATCAGCATAAGAATTAAGCCTGGATCTTATTCGTTTAAGTTCATCAATCTTCTCCTGTGCTTGTTTTTGTGGTATGTGTGGCTCTTTGTCAATATTGTTTCGCTTCAGTAAATCGTAATTTTCATCCACAGTTTTCATGTAATCAATGGCTGCAATATAATCTTCAATATAATCAAGTATCTGTACAGCTTGCTCATGTAAGTTTTCTGAATTTTCCAGAGCATCAAACTTATTTCCTTCTCCACTTACAACACTTTCATAATTTTCAAGATTCTTAATAAGATTATTTGCCGGATCAACAATAAAATCATTAATATCATTCATCAATGGAGCAGATGTCTTTTCAAATATTGAAACCACATCTTCTCCTGTCAAATTAAAAAGCTCTTCTTCCATGGCATCTCTCTTGTTGCCATATTCGGATTGAATCTTTTCCCGTGTCTTTTTATCTTTAACACCTTCCAATGCATTTTTCTCTTCTTTAGCAAGATTTTCAAGAGCCTTTGCTTTGCTTATTCTTTCTCCAACATCACTCGTCAATCCAGCACTAGCATACATTGTTCCTGCAATACCAAGTTCTTTAAAAACAGTCTTTCTATCGGATGATTCATATTCTTTCTCCGCTTCAGCTTTAGCCTTCTCTGTATCTTCTCCATACATTTCTGCTTCTATAATGGCATCTTTGATAACTTTTGATTTTTCAGTACCCATCTTTTGCTGATAAATTTGTTCCAGCAAATTTTCAGTAGTCTCCCTTAAAGCATCTGTATCATACTGCTCTGATGGTAACATCTCTTTTTTACTACCTAAGAGCTCCAATAAGGACTTTTCTGCCTCTTTGATATCCTTACCCTCTACAGATTTTTTAAAGTCCTCAAATATCTTATTAAAGCCTTCTAAGGCATTCTTGCTTTTTTCTTCTGCTTTTTGCCTTTCCTCAACCAACATATCTTGTAATCCATGTGCTAAGTCTCTTGAACGTGCAAATTTGTTCTGAGCAGTCTGGTAAAACTCAAAGTAACGTGGTGTTTCCCTGTCCTGCTTATCTATCTGCCCTTTATTGCCCTTTACTTCCTTTAAATACATCTTGTCAGCATGATGACGTGCATTGGTCCCACGCAAAATCATTTCCTTACTTAAATCATTATGAGCTTTACTATATTGAGACCCTTCCTCTTTTGTAAAAATATTGTCAATTACTCCCTGGTTCTTTTCAATACTTGCTTCAAGCTCTTTGATTTTCTTTTGCTGATCAGTGGTTAATTGAGCCTCCTTTCCTTCTCCAGCCTCTTCTTCTGCCTGAAGATTTATGGATTGTATCTCTTTCTTTATTTCTTCATTCTCTGCTAAAAGTTCTATTCCTTTTTCAGCAAAGTCACCACCTATCATTAATGCTTCTTTTCCTACCTGATCTCTTACATTGACTAATAACTCAACATGTTTTTTATATTGCTCACCCAATAAATCATTTAAAGACGGAACCTTATCTGTATCTTTTTTGTGTATCGGATTTCCATCTTTATTTATCCCTTTTGGACCTAATCCACCAATTGATTGCATTTTATTTATCATAGAAAGAAGCTCATCTTCCTGGTTATTATAAACCATATTGGCAGCATATGATTTAAACCCCTTGACATCAGGATCAGCATCCGGGCCTAATCCTCTACCTAATTTTTTCATGCTTCTTTTAACACCACCATCTATAACAGAACTCATCCCGGTAAATATTGGACCTGCAATAGCACCACCTATGGCTTCATCTTTGTACCATCTGTTTTTCTTTGTGTCATAAGAAACACGATCAAATACATTGGCAAAATCACTCCTATCTGAATCATAAACATAATCTGGATCAAATATACCTTCACTATTATCATCCAAGAATTGCTTGTAATCATGAATGGCTTTTGTAACTTCCATAGTCTGAGCTTGTAACCATTCCTCTGTTCCCTCCTCAACCATAGATATTCCTGACGTTTTTAAATATTTTAAAAATCCAATTTCATTAGAAAGATCTTTTATTCTCCTTATTCCTTGAGAAACCATAAACTTACGTTTAGCATAAGAGTTTGTTGGACCAAATATCTTATTTGCTTTAGCTCCTACATCTCTCATAGCTGATTTTGCTGCAAACGCAACTGATGTTTTCCCATATCCTCTGTAAGCAACATTGAGACCTAAGTTTTCAATACCTGATATTAATAATAATGAAGATAAAATCATGTTTCGACGTTGAACTTCATTTATTCCTGCAGCTCTTATTTCTTGATCTAATTGTGCTATTTCCATGACTCCAATAGGCATTGCTCTAGTAGTATTACTTAGTATTTTACCAGCCCTGGTATTAACTAAATTGTTTACTACTTTACCAGGCTTTCCTAATTTAAGTAATTTAGGTCCTGCTTTAGTCATTTTTTCCATCACAGATCCAGAACCTCTCATTATAAAAAACTGTGATACAAGAGAGCCCAATTGTCTCCATAGGTTTTCTCCTTCCCATGAACTTTGTGTAATTGATCTTTTGGATTGAGCCATCTGTGCTGCATCATACATACCAAGTCCATCCTGACCTGCTTTATATTCACCAATCAAAGACAATGGAATATCTTTTCCTTTTTCAACTTTCTTTTGTATTGCAGCTCCTTGTATGGAATTCTTAACACTTAATGTTCCGGAAAAAAGACTTCTGGGAGCTTCATATAAAGATCCTATAGCAAGATTTTCTAAAACCGATCTGTCTTTTGTTCCCCCACCTATAGTTTGATAAACATTAGACCAATTTTTAACATCCTCAGCATTTTGTTCAAAATACATATTGCTCCCAGGAAAACGTACAGGAACCTTTTCTTGTCCTGTATATTTCTCAACAAGTCCTGCCATACCAACATTATCCACATCTTTGAATCTTGGATTTCCAACCCTAAGCTTTTTATCAAGCTCATCGTCACCTGTTGTTCCTTCTTTTTCTAGTTTTTTATATTGTTCAGCTGTCAAGCTACCCGGGCGAGGCGTTACTTTATTCCATTTTATCAATCGGGCAGGAGTTACAATTCCTAAGTCAAGCTTTCCCCACAAGTTCATTTGAGCATATGGGTGTTCTTCTACTGAACGTAATTTACCCTGATCATCTATGTAACCCCCATCAAAATCAACAGCTGGAGATTCAAGTATTTTATTTTTTGCCGGTTTTGATAAAAGATGTTGTTGTGATGGCTGAGGTTGACGTCCCTCCAATATAAATTGTCTAATAATTTGATCTTTTTGTCCTTCAAAGACTTCATTCTCTACATTCTCCACACTGTCACCAATAGTTCTTTGAATAGCACGCATCATTCGATCATTAAAAACCCTTAATTCATTATCATATTCTTCTGATGGAGGCAGCTTATCTTTAGCTTTTAATTCTGTTTTTAATTGATTAACTTGATTGTCTATATCTTTAAGCGAAATATTAGGATTGTCATAGTATTCTCTGAAATACTTGTTTCCTCCGGAATCGTTATTTTTTATCGATCTCAACAAAGATGCTTCTGATGCTTTACTTGCCAATTCTTCATCAACACCAAAATTTATCTCAATATCATTGACTTGTGCCCACGTAATAGGCTCTAATGCATTGGTATGATCATAATGATTACTTACTGCAAAACGAGAATAATCAAAATACTTTTGATCACCTTCACGATCAGGACTACTTACATATTGACCATAAATTTCATGTCTCTTTTGCTGTGATGTCTTTCTTTCTTTATCATTACCGTTCATAAAACTATATTTTTAATATTATTAATTTCCTTGTTCACCAGAATATACTCCAGTACTTCCTTGTCTCCTATTAGGATTTAAGTCATCAAAATCAACTGGTTGAATTGTTTTAATTAAAACATATCCATCTTTTAATTTATAATCACCATCATCCCCTTCAAAATATTTTTCCAAATCACCTGCATTTGAAGCATTTCTTGTAATTTTATCTATGACAGATTTATCATAGAAAGATATTGGTAATGTTTTTTCATATTTCTTATTATCTTTCCCTGATTCCTTACTAAAATTTTTGGATTTACCAAGGATTTTTTCCATATAACTTACAAAGTTTTTAGAACTTCCAGAAATAAATACTTCATCTACATTTACTCTCCATAATTTATCCTTCATAGTAATTTTACGTAATTTTATGTATTTCATAGCATCTTCCTTTGTCATAACTCTCCATGTAGTAGTAGAGAGAGCAGACAGGTCAAAATCATTATTACGACCATATCTTGCAGATATAGCCTCAGATACATTTGTTTTCCATTCATCCTTACCTATTATCTCATAACTATTTACTCCTAGTGGATAATACATATCGTAAGAATAATCACCATTGTAATCATTTGTTCGTTCTCTTGTTTCCTTGCCATCTTTCATTGAACCATCTGATTTATCTGATGAACCATCTGATTTATCTGATTCTACACCTCTTACTGATCCTGCTACTTCAGCAAAAAAACCAAAAGCACTTCCATCAACAGACAAGCTCTTAAATAATTTTTCAGCAGCCCCATAATTACCTGACTCACTTATTTCATTTATTTCATCAAAATGTTTATTTTTTAAAACATCAAATACATCATCCATATTTTTGCTATTACCTATAGCTTCAATAGTCATTAATGTGTTTTCATCAAATTCATTTATAACATTACGTTTAAAACTGGAATAAGAATCAAAATTACCAACATTAGAATTAAGTACAGCATCTGTAAAATCAGCCAAATTTTGAAGCATTGGACTTGCCTTCAAAAGAGATTTATATTCATCAGATTGCAATACTTCACTTATTTTTCCTACCTGTTTTACTTGATGTTTTAATTTATCTTTATCTTGAAAAGTAGATTCAAGCACATCCTGGGTTACTGCAGGTGGAGAAAATGAGTTTGCTTCAACATAAACAACCGGAGAATTTTTAAGAATCTCAGTATATTTGTTTCCATCTTCATATACTATTGTACCATCAGCATCCTCAAATCCTACAAAACTATGTTCTTTACCAGATGACGAGCTTTTAACACTCCTTGGAAGCATTTCACTTCCATAATTCATTTCATTAAATGTTTTTTCAAGACCACGTCCAGCATTGATTCTGCCATTAATTTTGAGATTGTCCATAAAATTATCATCATGTCCTTTTCCACCTACTACTGTTGGAACAATTTCACGCGCCATTGCTCGATTTTGATACTCACTAAATTCCAATGTTCTTTCTTTTGGCCTTGCTCCACCACCAGCACTAGTTCCTCCAAATTTCAAGTTTTTGTCATCTACAGTTACTTTATTGTCTAATGTGGATGCTATCTTTAATCTTTTGTATTCATTAAAGTTTGCACTTATTTCTTGCATAGACTTCATTTTCGGATTTTCCTCTTCACCTACTTCTCCGTCTAATATTTCTTTAATAGTATAATACTTCTCTTCTCCTTCTTTATCCTCAAAAATATATTTCTCTTCTCCATCTTCTTCTGTTGATTTAATTAACCAGCTTCCTTGTATCTTTTCTTCCTCTGTACTATCTTCTTCCTTACTGTACATATACCCAGCAGGAAGTGAAGCAGTATATATTCCATAACTACCATCTTTGTAATCTTGTTTTATTTTTGTGAAATATTCTTTTCTTAAAGCATTATCTGCCTGGTGACTTATTCCGTTCATTAAATTCCTAAAAGTGCTGTTTAACTGTCCTATGTTATATGAAAAACTTTTTCGTGTTTTTTCCCATGATGTGCTTATACCGATTTCAAGTTCAGTAACACTTGTTCCCGGAGCTTTATCAAAAAAATCATCAGAACCTGAAGTTTCACCCAATTTCTGCAAATAACTATTAACCTCTTTCATCCAGGTATCCGATTCATATTGTTCTTGTATGTATTTAGGATTTAAGGTAGGCATTATCGTATTTTCACGAACTGATGTAGATGCATATTGATCTCCTACCTGAAAAGCCTCTACATCACTCATAATATCTTTAGGAGTAGCTTCTGGAAGAATGATTTCTCCATTTGTTTTATCTTTAAAAACCTTTCTAATTGATTCATATTGTTCTGGAGTCACTATCGGATCTCCTATTACTTCTATTAGTTGATTTTCTACATCACTATTTAAATTTAATTTTCTTAAATCAATAGCAGCATTTCCATCAATTATATAAGAAGCATTTCCCTTTGGATTATCACCCCAAATATTATAATATCTCTGTTGTTGAAATTCAGCATTTCTACCATAAGTTTCTTTGACCATTCGTAAATTCTCTGCTTTTTGTGTAATAGGTCCATAAGCATTTTGCAACCTAGCTCTTTCTTCTTCACTTATATTCAGGGATTTTCCCTGTCTCATAATCATATTTGCTTCATTTTCAAGTTTTTTTTGTTGCTTATCTAGTTCCCAGACTTCTTCCATATGACCGTGTAATCCCTGATATGCATCAACGTCACCACCACCAGATTCATGACCGTCACCAGAATCTTCCTTTGTAGGAATATACTTAGCCATGTTAATAAACTTAGGCGTTGTTGCCTGTATGTTAAACCATTGTCCGTGTTTTATTGCATCAAATAAAGCCATATCGTTATTTTATTTAAAACCATCCTTTTTGTCTTATAGCATCACTATACATCTTATTTCCTATCCTCGCTTCACCATAACCTATTAATGCATCTGACATAGTTGCTAATCCTGATGATACCGATTCAGCATTTAGTAGATTAGTCTTTAACTGCAACTCCTCCTCAAATCTATTGAATTGATTCATTCCGATGGAGTTATAAAGATTAATTCTTGAATTTATTTCTTTCTCTTTTGTATCTGCTTCTCGTCTTATTTGTTCGGATGTAGCTCTTGTTTCTCCCATAGACCTATTTGTGAGCCCATATAAGGAACTTGAAGCTAGAGATGGACTCATACCCATGTCAGACATAAAACGTACCCCTGTGTTAAATCTACGGTCTCTCTCAGCCTCTGCTGCATTTTCAAAATCAGATGTATCTTTATCTAATGTTACAGATGGAGCTTTTACATAAGGAGCAACATCCGGTTCTCCGGCATTTAAGCTTGCAACTACAGAACCTAAAGCAGATGCTCCTGATATTCCTGTTGCTATTGTGCTTAATGTATTGGCTGTTTTAGCTTCAGAAACTAGTCCTGGTTCTTTTCCTGGTTCTTTTCCTGGGTCTCTGTAGAATCTTATGAATTTTGTGGATGGCTGATCAAAATCAAAAGAATAATCTAATCCTAAATCTGGTGTTCTACCCAAATATTTATCGAATTTAAGAAAAGGAGGATCATCTGGCTCTTGTGATGACGTTTTCTTTTTTTCGGCTACACCTGCAACAGTTGCACCAGCTCCAAGAATAGAACTTATCCCTTGTGCCCCTGGAATAAAAGCTGTTGCTGTAGATACCATTTTAAGTATATCTGATAGTGCCATAATATTAAGAATAAGAAGGTGAAACTTTAGTTATAATATCTTTAATGTACTTTTTGGAATCGCCTCTGTAATGTAATTCAAGCTTCATCCAAATACCTCTCATCTGTGCATTTTCATCATATCCTTGACTGCCGGTTATCTGTACCGGAATATTGAATTCCCATTTGTTCTCCGAATAGTATGGTAATTCCCAAAAACGTATTTCATTAAGAAATGGAAATAAATACGATTGCTGAAATTCAGTACTAAATAGAGCTCTTATAAAATCTTCCTCATCTGATGTTACCTTCGATGATACAAACATCTTTTGGATTGAATTTAGCCCCTCTTCAGAGCTTATGCCATTTATGATAACTCCAACTCTCATTTCATTTACTATCCCAAAGAACTCTCCATAAGAAGCATCTTCATCTGATACAAAGATACCAACTTCTGGAACTTCTCCATCATTTAAGTCTATTGGATTTCTTTTTATTGCACGTATATCTTTCCCGGATATCCAATAATCAGGCACCGCTCGCATGGTATGGAAATATTTCATTATCTCATCGTAAACATATGTTTTACCTTTAGTGGCAAACATAGAAATACGACACATATTATCAATATTACATAATACATATCCATCGTAATGAACATCAACATAACCAACTCCTAAATCAACATCATACATATCCCAGCCATTTCCGAAATTTAAAAATAAGGTTTCTACTCCCATAATATCATAATCTTCCGGTTCTGCATAAATACGATAAATATTATCTGCTCTTTTTTCTGCTGTAATCTTTTTGTTTTCTCGCTTCAATATAGAGAAATATACGCACGATTCACTCTCAGAGTACCCAATGTCTATCTTGTTTGAGAAAACGTCTGAAATCAACTCATAACTATCTAAAACGGAAAGTGTCTCCCGTACATCATCCTCAATCCGATATTGCAATGATAAATCAGTAACCGAAAGACCTCCTCCCTCTATTTGTGTTATCTGCCATAACTTATTCTTTGACAACGATATTCCATAAGCCCCGGCCAAACCATTTTCAAAAACCGGTAACTCCGAACCAAACATCTCTGTAAGTGGTTTTCGATTATTTTCCAATACACCACCAATACCCAATGTTAATTCAGTACCTGTCTCTGATTGCTTTATCTCTCTTTGATCCGAAAATAACTGATATATAGCTCCTGTATGAATAAGTACCAATCTACCTAAAACATTAAGGATGCCACTAATAAATCCATAAGCCAAATCAAAGTCTATGAATTGTATCGGTGGAATGTTTCTCCACGAATCCCTGTAAGCTCCATCACGATACTGTGGACTGTAACGAACTCTACCATTGAATTCAAAATCATCTTTGTAGTAATCAGGATAACGCAAAAATTCATTAGGAAATGTAGTGCGGTTATAAGAAGCATCCAAAATATCATTAAATCCTATGTATTTTTCCGATAGTTTTAATCCTCTCGAGAATCCAATTTTATCGTCATAACTAATTTGTTCATAAGGATAAAAATATTTATCTCTAAATCCCTGCATATGAATATTGTTCTTAGTATATCCACAAAAAGAAACTGTTTCATTGGATTTCTTTACATATGAATATATTCTGTTTATTTCTGCTTTAGTATCTCTAACAGAAACAGTCCCATCATCATCAGTTTTTACATTATCTCCCAATGGATAATTTTTAAAAACTTCAGTATATTTAGTTTTAATGTAAGATTTAGTCAAAAATGATTGCCCATTAAACAAATCTATGTCACCATTAAATACAGCAATATGAGTTCCTTCATTTTCAAAATAAGAATTATCATTACCATTATATTTTCTTTTAAAAATGTCTATGTCTTTTGAACATATTTGATAAGGTAAAAATTCTTTGTCTTTTATTTCATTCAATACTTTAGAATACAAAAATTTTGGATCCCTTTTATATATTGTTACTAAAGAATTTCCTGTTGCATCATAAGAAACATCTAAATCTTCATTCCCTCCCATACCATGTAATCTTAAACCTATATATGGAGATGTCCTTACTTCCATACTGCGTATTGACTCTGGTGGAGGTACACAAAACTCATTTAAATCTATCCAACCAAAAAGATACTCATCTAAAAATTCATCAGCTACAGCAGGGTCATAAATAGATGCTCTTAAATCTACTGAAAATAATTGGTCTCCCATTGCAGAAAAGAAAAATCCATTATTTACATCCTTCTCAGTTACTATTGGCTTTGCATTTCTTGAACGATAACTAGTAACGTTAGTTAAATAAAAATTAAGAATATTAGGACTTCCGTGGTTATGTTTTCCTACTGGAGGCAATTTATTTCCTGGATCATCTGCACTAAAATTTTTTCCCATACTTACATAATATACATTATTTATTTCTGATACAGTACGATCCCGATTATAAATTAAATCATCAGAATACAAACCATAAAATCCTTTTTGATCGAATAATGGTGATGACCACAGTTGTGTAAAATCCACAACAGGGGAAATAGTATCTTCATCAGAAGCTTTCAGGTATCCAATAGATTCTTTATGGGTAATAGGAAAATAATTTACATCACTCTTCAATGCTTTTACAAAATCAGAATCTACATAACCTCCAAATACATTCTCCGTAAATAAACTCCCAGCGGGTATTAACGGAGAATTATGATCTGGATATGAAGAATGTTTGTCCCTGTAATAAGCTGATGCCTTTAGTTTATTAAAATAAATATAATATTTCCAAAACGGATCTCCTTCGTCTCCTCCATCTCTATCAAGTCCAATATAAACTCTGCACGCTCCTGTAAGAGATAATCCAGAATATAAAAAGTTTTCATCCGGAATATATCTAACCAAATAAATTGCTTTTAATGATTCGAAATATCATTCGCTTTATCAAGATGTAATTTAATCCCCATTGATCTCTCTGCCTTTCCATACCAATCTTTATCATCAGGATCTAATTCTGAACCCCAAATCTTATGTGGCATAGGAAATTGAAATAATCCATGATTAGTATTATTATTATCTGTTAGATAAGCATCCATACCTATTCCAAGACTATTTACATAATATTCTATATCATACTTACTTCCATCAGAATTATATCCCTTAAAATTATTAAAGCCTGTTATAGGAGTAGGTTCAGTAAATGTCCCATCATCGAGTAACCCTACCATCCCAAACATAACTACATCACCAGGTTTATATGTTGCTGGAAATTCATAATTTTGATGTCTTATCAAATTATTTTGATAATACAAAAAAGGATCTCCAGCATTTCCAGGCGTATTATTCTCAACATATTCATCATGTTCTGTATCCATTGTAGGTGTAATATAACAACGTTTAGCAAATTCTTTTAACCAACTATTTATCGTTTCATGATAAAAACCCTTTTCAACATACAAATCACTAGCAGACATCCAATCTGGACACTTAGGATAAAACTTTTTTCTTTTCCACCTGGCTCCAAAATATCTTTTGTTATGATGTGTATGACTTAATGAGATTGTTTCCTTAGTAGCTGGCATAATAAGCTCTTCCGGTGTCAATACAGCTTCTTCTTCTCTACCAGTGATTAACAATTCTCTTTCGTCTCCATCAATCTCATACCTGTTATGTATCAAATATGCTTTCTTTACCGGTGGTGTTGTTGATGCTTGTCCACGCTCATAGAACACTCCTACCTCAAAGTATCTGAATGCTGTATCTAAATTGCTCAACGTAAATTTAACCTGCTTATCTGTCGGAATATCATTCTCCGGATCTCCACCATGGATATCATAATACTTACTTCCATAAGATATTTGTACTGGCCCTTCCATAGGATACCAATTCGTTGGATTAAATGATATGTCCAGATAGCGTATGTAAAAAAACAATCTTCCATATCTTAACTTCCCTCCTTGTTCAACTTCAAAGTTAGAATGTACTGGTTTGTTTACAGACAGAAACTGCCTATTAATCTTTTCATGTTCAATAAATGTGTTGTCATATTCAGGAAGCCTGTCTTTAAGTATTTTTGAAGCTGTAAAGCCGGTATTTATTGTTCTGTTGTAATTTTCTCCATCACAAATAAACAAGTCCACAGAACCATCATATGACTTCCTGGGAAGAATGTCAATGTAGTTCTTGTTAAAAGCTATTTCTGTTGTCGTAAAGCCAAATAAATACTCATTACCATCATAAGTGCCCTTTGCCATAGGAATCGGCTTATATTCGTCCTCATAGCCTTCTAAGCTATCATCTAAACTATAACACTGAACAAAGTCATGAATCAAAGAACCAGTGTTGTCAGGATTGCTTTCCTTAACTAATTTTCTTGGAGAAGGATAAGAACCTATCTCGTATCTTTTTTCACCATCAACTTCTTCATAAGAGACAATATACAAAATATCATCATAAACTTTGAATCCAATAGGTACTAATCCATCAGGTAAAGAAAAGTTCAATCTGTTTCCACGCTTTGTTGTAATGATAAAATCATCACCATCTTTATTTACCAAAACTGCATTCTCAATCTTGTATGCAGCATCATTAGGAAACATTGACTTTGCAATATCTGTTACAAGTCCTTTTACTATCCTGTTTATAAAATGCTTTAGTCTCATTCTGTAACATTGTTTTTAAATGGAATGAAATTCGGATTATGTATCATGTTGGCCATGGCTGCCAAAAATTGATGTCTCTCATCTGCTGAAACATGACGATGTGACGACTTAGCTGCATCTACAGCATCATCGAAGTTCCTGGATATACGTTCATATTTGTTTTCTGGTATCTTCCCTAACAAATAATCTTCTGCTAACATATGATGTAAACAATAATGCTCACATGCAGCCTCATGTCCTCTTAGATGTAAAGGTAAACCACTGTCTTCATCAATAGCAATTCCAAGATAGTTTATCTCTATTTTCTTTCCGTCAACATAATTGTGATTATCGAAAAATAAGTAAACTCCATTGTTCCGGTAATTATACACCCTGTCATCACCATCCATTACATCTTGTATCGTATATATGTTACATGGAAGTTTAGCTCTCCGGTTTTGTACTGTAAGTTTGTGATTGCTTACCGGAACAAATTGTTCAAAAGAACCGATGTACTCAATCTCTACTGTAGCACACCATTCAATAAAATTAGATATATTGAATTCACGAATCTTATTTTTGTAAACCCTTGCAATACGATTATAAATTAAGTCAGCCGTAAAATATTTAGAGTTATTCATTAGTACTCATCTTTTGTGTCACTCCAGTCAGAAATAACAAGTGTGTGTTCAAGCATCTCTCTGTAATCTCTACTCAAAAAAGCTTCATATTGAAATACTCCTGATATCGGATATGGTAACCAGAAATATTCCTCTGCCTTTACTCTTATATACCTCTTCTCATTTCCTGTTAACAAATTAAAAGATTGGCTCTTTTTTGAATCCACACCTAACCATACTTTTCCTTGCTTTGTAGGCAATAAAAACTTTTCTCCGGTAGTTACTATATCTTTTAATAAAAGTGCGAAGAAAGTCCTTATAATGATGCGAGAAAGCTTTCTCGATATCGACCTGTAATCTTTCGATTTTTCTTTCTGATCTTTTATGTCTTTTTGTAACCAATCTTTATGAGTTTTAAATTTCCTGTTCTTTGCAAATCTCTTGTTCTCAAAATTATTGTCAATCAAATCTCTGTCATTTACCGTTGGCAAATAAAAGTTATTTGATCTTATCCTTATTCGGGTCATCTTCCCCGGGAATTGGTGTTCCTCCATATCCTCCTTTTTTAACTCCTAAAATATCATTTATTGTCCTGTTTACCGGTGATGGTTGATTGATAGTATGTCCAGTAAGCTCCTTCACAGCATCAACATAATGTGTAGTTTCATCAGAGTGCTTTAAAAACCGATGATTGTAAACATCCATTACCTCCGGACAATCATCACGAAGCAATGAATCCATCTCTGAAACTTTGAATAATTTGTTATTGTACTCAAAGATGTAATATTTAACCTTCTGAAATTCATTTTCTCCCGAACAACTACTACATGGCTCAACAGAATTCTGTGTCTCTACCAAACAATAAAAAGCAAATTGTGGAAATACTTTTGTAACCTCTCCATCAAGAGATGTTAATTCCATTCCTTTTATTATCTGTACATATGTTGTTTCAGTATCACTCATTAATCAATATTGTTTTCTGGGGGTTTCTGTTCTTGCTGTTGACCTCCTTGCAGTATTGCTAAACTCTTCATGCTTGCCATATCATTTATCGGATCACCTGTTGTTCCAGCTTCCGACTGAACAATATCTTTTATAACCAATAATTCTAATTTAGCAACCAAATCTGACCTGATGGGATAATGAAATTCATCTACCTCATCATTACAAATGTTCTCTACAGGTCTGGCAAAAGCAGCATTTAAACAAACTGTTTTAATACCATCAGTAGGAAGGTTTTTTAAAGGAAGAATATCACTCTCAATGGAATCTTCATCTTTATATCCTGAAATGATTGTATATCCAGGACGGTTTCCTGTCCAATCAGCAGAATCTAAAGATAACCATGCTTCCCATGAAAGCTTATCGAATTGTCGCATAACAGCACCTCTTTTTGAAAAGTCTGTTGGGCCAGCATAAATAACTGATGTGTCTCCAACACCTCTCAACAATTCATTCGGTGACATATAAAAAATGTTGTCTCCGGACCATAGTCCATCACAGTTTATCTTATTGCATTTGACAGGAACACAACAAGACAACTGATAAAATCCATCAAGACCACCAGTCTCTTTATATGCTTCCCTGGCTAACAAAGCACGATAAACATCCATCAGATACCAAATATAATCTTCCGTCAAAACAGAATCATCACTGATATCAAATGCTTTTGCTTTCTCATGTATTGAAAATGATATTTCCCTTATTAGCATAGTTGTTTAATTTAAAGTATCCCGGCCTGACGTCTTGCCTTCTTGGCATGAACTTTAGCAGCCTCTGCTTCTTTTTTTTCTGCAATGCTATCAACGTTGAATTCTGATGATAGCACTTTTACAATATAACGCTTAGAAATTTCAAGCTTTTCATCTAAAGCCTTTCGTTTCTTTTCAAGCTCTTTATAACGCTCTTCTAAGGCCTCAAAATCATTAAGTAAAACATTGTACTTCTCACTGTTCTCTTCTTGCTCTTTGCGAATATCATTAACTCTTTCAAGGAGCTTTTCTTTCGTCAAAGATGAGTCAGAAACAGGTTTCGATTTATTATTATTTTTTGCCATAACACAAATTTTTAAAGATTAGTAAATACAAAAAAGGCAGAAGGGGAAGTATCCCCTTCACCTTTTTCAATTAGTATTAATCAATCCAATCGTTACCACCAGCTTGATGGATACTATCGATAACATCCAAATTAGGAGGATCACCTAATGAAGGTGTAAATATGTTGGTTTCGTAATCAGGACGTTTATCTGCACCACCTCCAAGAAGTTCTGCTAAAAGATCAAATAAATAATAATCAGTTGTATCTGGATCATCATTCATCATCTCAGTAGCATCCCATAGTGCTTTATCAACTTCTGATTCCTTAATGTAAAAATTAACAATCTTCAGATTGTCAACGGTAGCCGAAGCTCCAGGCAAAGTGTTATCAGGAAGAGTATCAGAAATTTCAAAGTGTATCTGACAGTAATTGGCATCCGGGTCAGGAAGATTTGGATATGTTCCCTGAGTATCTCCCACATGAGGAAATATTTGATGGATATCATATCCAGTCAAGTGACCATACTGTGGATTACCATACTTCATAACAGGAACTTCTGTATCTTCATCTCCAACAACCAAGTCAGCAACATTGAAATTGTAAGCAAAAATACCAATCTTCGCTGTTGTAAACGAAGATCCTGCATCAGTTTTTAATTCAATAGCAGCAACATTATTTACATCATCAGCAATATCATTTGCATCAACAACTGCACTGGTGCCAGTATCCCAAGTTGTATTTAAACCATCATAATAGAAGTCTAAATTAATATCATCACTATAATCAACTTCCCACTGGAATATTCTTGAAACAGGTTTCCAATCTTGCTCATGTTCTGTCCATTTTATCTGCATAGGTTTGTTGTATTCCCGTTCAGAAAGTTTGAGATAAAAATTATCAACAGTAACCTCCTCAGCTGCTGTTTCTTCAACATTGAAATATTCTTTATCATTCTTTCCAACAATGATCAAACGTTTACCACCACCACCATCAATTTCAAGTTCATATGCAACAACATACGGAGCTAAAGCAGAAGTTTCATTGATTGTATCTGCCAATTCACCAGCAACTCCTGTTACAGTAGTGGTAGTACCATTGACAGTGATATCAATATCAGATGCATTACCAGTATCGTTATCAGTAACAACATAAACTATTGTGGCCCAAGCAGGATTACCTTTGTCACCATTGATAGAATTGATCATTTGTTCCAGCAATGCTTTCTTATCATCATTATTAAGTTCTCCACCAGAACCTGCACCAACCGATGGTAAAAATCCATTGATATACCTGAAATGAGGATTACGATCCCATACATTTCCATTCCAGTGTTTTTTAAATCCAATGGATAATCCGGTTGAAAAATCACAATTCTCACACGGTTCTGGAGCTACTAGCTCCATAAGGTAAGAACCTTTCTGGGGGTTACGATGTTTTGAGAAAAACTTCCTTTTAATTTTATCTCCAGGAATTTTATACGGAGCATTATGCTTCGACCCTTTATAGAGTAAATCATCTATATTTGTAGTTGTGTCATTTCCATCCTTATTATATGCACCAAAGTCCTTTGCTGTTAAGGTGTTAATAAGGATGTGTTCTGTTTTTTGCACTAAATTTGCCATAATGAATAAATTTTAATTATGAATTAATATCATCTTCTCTGTTCTCTATTTTTTTAGTCTGAAAACGTGGATCCTGTATTCTCTCAATATAAGACAATACAGCATGATCCACAATCTCATGAACCATTTCATCACGAAATTCCAAAGGTGTTCCTCCATCTGGATTACTTGTATCAAAGATAAATTCTGCCGGATATCTATAATATTCTAATTTAAGATACCTAGCATAAGAGTCTATAGGTTTACGTGAAATGATTGCTCGTATTTTGTCTTGATAAACTTGGAAATAAACCCTCACATTGGGTGGCCCTAATGTAGGAAACCTGTGAGGGTTTTTTAGTATCTGATATCTTTGGTCCGTTTTCATCAAGGTGGCCATTTCAAAATCTTCTCCAAGACCATCCGGAAAACATCGGTGACCAAAATACTGCATTTTAAAGCCCACATTAAGTATTTTTAACTCTTGTGGATAGTTTACCTCATTAATGTTTAAAGAATCCATTCTCGGTACTCTAAATGAGTTAGAGCCCGATGATATATTTCCAATAGCAGGGTAATCATTAGTATCAAGAGTTACTAATAGTTGGGATAGATCTTCAACACGCTTATTAATTACCTCTGTTTCAGGTAGTTTTGACAAAATCACCTTTAATTGTGACTTGTTAATAAGATTATTGAAGATATTCGGTGGAACCGTTGATATTGATTCCTTCTTTATCCCTTCCAAAAATAGCTTATATGTCTCTGATGCAGTTATCATTATCTCCCAAATTGTTTATTGAACAAATATTCATACAAATCATCCTTTTCGAGGTCATCCCATTCTTCTTTTGGAAGCTTTCTCCCATTAGCAACTTGACGAAGTTTTGCTTTTGTAGCATCTCCATACTTACTACGGAATTCTTCCTTTTGCTTATCCAGACGTTCTTCAGATTTTCCTTTTATGTTTTCGTCTATCAAAGCATTAATGGCTACCTCGATATCTTCTACAGTCTCTTTTCCAGTGTAGGTTTTACCACCTGAATGCTTCATATACTCCAACTTCTTCTGAAGTACAGCTTCCCTGTTTTGAGCTTCTTTCTTACGCTCATCAATATTCCTGGGTTCTTCTGTACGACCTTCTGTCGAAGCAGTTATAAGAGCATTCCTTAGCTTAGCATCAGTAGCAATACGTTCAACTAAACCAGAAAGTGAACTTGAAATAAGATTCCCGTGGAACTCATAGCCTCCAGATGTTTCTGCGACTATATTGTCATAAATAAGCTGACGTGCAAGTACCTCATAACGTATCTCACTTTCATTTTCAAAGAACTTAACAACCCTTTTTGATTCATCCATACAGCTTTTCTTTAAAATATTCTTGCGAATAACTTCTGATGTATGGTCATATCCGGTTTTCCCCAAAAACAAATACAATGCTTTCTCTGTCTTTGGGGTAAGTTTATTGGCAACATAATCAAGGGCTTTATATGTCATATCTATGCCATTGATTTCCTCGTTAGCCTCACTAAAGATATCATTAAGGAATATGTCATGCATATCAAGATTAATTTCAGAACGTTTCAATGCTACATTCGGATACATCGATGCCCGTGCATACTTTGCAAAATCTTTGTTTCTACTTAAATGAAGAGATTCACCATCACGAAGAGTAAATAACTCTCGTTTAGCATACCCTTTTTCATCTTCAGAAAATGTATCAAAGATTTCTTTAAAGGGTTCCATTCCGTTAAGAAATGTACCATTTTCCTCAATAGGAGCCATGTGAAAAGGCTTGTTGTGCCTCTTGTAAATAGGTTTTAAACCTGTCACTTTTACTATTTTTTCTCTGTCTATTTTCATCTCATTAAATTTTTTAATGGGGAACACCCCTGTAATTAATAATCAATTAAACTGCGAATGCTTTTTTCTTGCGTGCTTTAAATACACGTATAATAGCATCCGGTTCTTTAACAGCTACTGCTGTCTCAGAAATAATATGTGTATGACTAGCATCCACGGAATTGGCCATATCTCCACCTTTATTTATTCCGTTAACCTGACCTCTAATAAAGTCACGACCATCAAGTGCCAGCAACTCTACAGCAGGATCAAGCATGGAATCATTACGGTTACCCATAGATATCATCATGCCATCATAAGAAGAGTATTTAAGACCATCTTCGGTCATCATACCTGGACGGGTAGGATCATCATAAAATCCATCTATACGAGGATAAATCTTAACACCACCAAATTCATAAAACAAGAATGTAGTATTCACTCCTTTACCACCACCTTCTTTTTCGACATACTGAGGATCAATTTTAACGATCTTGGCCATCAATTCCTGGAACTGATTGTACAAACCACGACCCATCAAGAACAATATCTCTTGATCACCAACAGCATTACGATAAAGTTGAATGTTTGAAATAAGTGAATTTAACCACTCTTTAGTTACCTTGGTGTAAGGAATACTCCACGTACCATCTCCTTGGTGCATTATTCCATCACCAGACAAGATTTCTACACCATGATCATTACGCATCTGTGCTTCTCCACCTTCGGAAACCGTAGATTTACCCCATTTAGATTGGATCTCACGATAACGGGCATAACGAGCCATCATTTCATTATCAGCATGATCCATCCACAATTTTTGTCCATTGTGGGACAACCATAAGGGATTGTTCGGTTTCATAGCTTCTGCAGTACCACTTATTGACCATTTGAAACGCATAATGGTTGTGTAGGTACGCATCATTTTCTTGAATGTGTACTTCTCGTAAGCATCCCTTGACATTTCTTCGTACATGTTGTACATAACGCCAAACTCACATCCTTCTCTCAAGAGTTCAGGATTTACGTAAGCAGATTTATTATTAGTGACAAGCTTAGCCTTGTACTCAAAAACACCTGCTGACACTTCACGAGGTAATTCATCGGAAAAAAAGTACAGGTACGTCATGTTATCTTCCAATTCAATAACATCCCGGGGGGAATACCAATCACTGTCTCCATATATTCGGACTTCCTGATTGTTTTTTCCCGGTGTACCATCTGAAAGAGGGTAGGCATCACAAACAGCATCTTTAGTCATCGTACCTTTACGAGTCTTTGCTGTCTGTACTGGCCATCGGATTTCACGACTGGCAACTTTATTATAACTGTATTTGCCTCGATTGTAAATACTGTTCGTTCCACCTTCAACTCCAATGTAACCACTGTCAGCCAAAAATGATTGAAGTGGTGTATTGGCACGATATGCAGTCATCGACTGAGCCAAAAAATCAGGCCTTGATATGGCATACTTAAAAAAGTGTGACGATTGTGGGGTTTCATTAGCGAAACCTGCTGGGGTTCCTGGTAAAATTCTCATAACAAAAAGTTTTTAATCGTTAATAGACGGCTGACCCAGTGCGGATTCATCTATATCTTTTGAATCTGTTTTCTTAAATGAAAACTTGCTGTCCGGATCATCATCCAGTTTTTCAATATAATCTCTCATCTTTCCTCTTAACTCTTTGTCAGATAAAAGAGATTTGAAAAAATCATCCCCCTTTGTGGCCATAAAATAAAACTTCAATAGATCATTGTCACTTTGCAACATTTCGTCTATTGGTCTATGACCTTTTTCATTAGGAGTAAAGACTTCTACAATGCCATCACGGTCTTCCTTCAAAGCTTTGCTTATAGAAATACCAGCAATTTCAATCGGTTGTTCTTCAGCCTTTTCAAAAATTTTGTTCAACTCTCCATCTAACTTTTCTTTTATTTTCTCCGGTTCTATTTTCTGCGGAGTATAATCTTTAGGGTTAAATTGTTCAGCTTCTTTTAATGCTTTTTCACGAATTTGTGAACTAAGCTCTTTCCTCTTAACCTTATTCATACCCTTAATATAACCTTCAATATCTTTTTCTTCAAGACCATCAGGGTTTTCTTCAGAAGCTATTCCATATTTACCGACAATTTCTTTGCGAATAAGATCATCATCACTCATGCTTTTTACAGACTCAACATCTGCTACAGATGAAATCTTATCTTGCCATGCTTTGATATCAAACTCTTCACCTTTTTCCATGAATTCTCTCTGAAGGTCCCTGGCAATAGGATGCAAGTATGGATTTGGTTCAGGTTTTTCCTGACCTCCAACATGCTTACTAAATTCTTCTTTCAGAAGATCTAGTTCATTTTCTTCACTTATATTTTCAGGTACTTTAAATTCCTTTTGCTTATCTTCCGGAAGCATTTTCTTTAAAGTATCCCAAGCTGGATCTGGTGTATATTCTTCACCATCTTTCCCATCTTTATGGTAACCTTCACCTCCTTTATTTTCTTTGTTACCCGGATCATCATCAGGGTTATAAGCACCAGAAGGTTTTCCTAAGAGATCAGCATCAAGTTCAATATCTTTTGAACCTGCATCTTCTTTGTAAAAATTCATCAAATTTTTTCTTACCATAACTCATTTATTTTTTTATTACTACTCCGTTTTCAACCTCTAAGCTATTGTCAACTCCGACAATAAATTCTTCAGGAAAAATAAACAATCTTTCTCCATCAACCAAAACTACATCAGCAGTTGTTGGAAAATCAGAATCAAGATCATCTAAAACACGTCCGGCCTTTCTTATTGACATCAGGGCTTTATCCCCTGGTACCAAACAAGAATCCTTATGTGCTACAACAACCTCTACAACGAAAGGATGAATATCTTTCCCATTAACATCCTCAAGAACCTTTGCAGCAAATGTATCATCTACTGATCTTTTAACATTAGCCGGTAGAACCAGTTTGCTAGGATCTTTTTTCTCTCTTTCAATCCGTTGTTTCGTCTTTTGCAAAGCAGGTGTTTCAAGAATACGAACCATTACTTTGTCTCTTAAATGCATTTTCATTTTTGCTTTCATAGTCTTTAATCTTTAATGTGTTCTTTTGCATGTTTTTTTGTTGATGTTCTGTTATCTCTGTTAGAGCTTTGAGTCCTCTGTTTTACGGCATTAGCTTTTTCTTTTACTGCACTGACCTTTTCTTTGTTCATCCTTTCGTTACGCTCTCCAGCTTCATAGTTAAGTGCAGAATCAATAATCGTATTCGTTGCTTGCAATATCTCATTGATCATAGTTGATCTTTTCTGTTCATCCAAGTAAGCCATTTCAGTTTCACGTTCTGTAACTGTATCAAAGATTTTAGCAAACGTATCAGATTCGTTTTTCTCCTTATCAATTTGTAATTCAGCAACTTTCAGTTGTTCATCAAGCCCCATACGTGCCTCATCTAATTGCAATTTGTATTTTTCAATTTCAGCTTTTTGATCACCGAGGTACTTGTCTAAGTCCGTTTTTAACTGTTCTTTCTCTTTTTCTACACTCATAGCAGCCTGTTGGTTCTGCTGATGCAATGCCAATGCTCTCTCAACAAAGACATCAAGCTTTTTATCCATCTCATTGACAGTTTTGGAATTAAGAACTTTAGCAAGCTCATTGATCTGCATGGTTCCCTTTTGCATTGACTGTATAGAAAGTTGTTCCAAATTTTTCATCTTTCTCATTTCCTCGTTATTGTTAGTAACAAGTACATCAAGATCAGCTTTTGTTAAAACATCTTTTGGAATAAAGTCATTATCTAAATTACCTTCATCATCAAGATACTGAACAAAATTTTCTTTCTTACCGGAAATATTTCCATAAAGCCTTATAAGGCGTGTAAGAGCTTTTCTGACAAGTTTATCATGTCTCCAGTAGTGTATGTCAGTAATAATAGAACTGCTCTCTACGGCTAGCTCAGACGTCTTAGCTCCATCGTATTGTGTCATCTGTCCACGGGCTTGTCTGGAAACTCCCGATAATTGATCTACAGTAACCTTAATGTTCTGTTTCATCATTTCAAGATACTGTATTGAAGGAGAGATAGATTCATCAAACATGGTCCAATTATTGAAATTGGATTTACGTCCTTGCAGACCTAAACTTTTCTTCACTGTTTCTACCCAGGCAACACCTAATTTCTTTTCATACATCCACTCCTTTGGGTCCATTCCTTCCGGAATCTGTGACTTATCCATCAGTAATGTCTTTATTCCAGATGTTGCAAGCATATATTCTTCATAATAGTTGATGATATTATAAAGACTTTGTAGATCCTTAGTTGCCCAAATCAAACTATATTTTGTCCGATCAAGACCATTGAAGTTAAACCCTATTAAGGGAAGTTCCGCATAAGATGGATTATCAAATTTCCTTATTGCTTTGTCTTGTGTTGTCCGTGGCTTAGCATCAACAACATATTTGTCAGCAATTACAACTGCTTCATAAGTTTTGTTGACATATTTTTTAACTACCTTCTGATAGCTTCTTACATTGTCTTTTTCTTTCTTCCTTTTATAATGCTTTAATTCTGGATTGTATTTATTTGGACTTTCAATAAACTCTATTCCCTCATTAACCATGATAAAAACACGTTTAACATCAATGTATCTGTTATCATAATTGTTTGGGTCCTTGAAGCGATAAGAGTTATCTACGTGGTCATGATATGGAATATAAGACTGACCGGAAACATGGTATCCGGCATGTAAAGATCTTATCTCTGTTTCATTCAGAAACTCACCATAATCACGAAGTACATTTGACAAAGAACGCTTCTGTGTTATTACAGCTGCTGTAGCCTGATCTGTATAATCAGAATCATCTCTTCCTAATACCTTTACTGCATATCCAGGAACATGCTTATAAACATACTTCTTTTTGTTTTCATCATAGTCAACAAAGATATATGGGTTATTGGTGACATTGTATTCAAGAAAACTTTTCTCATTTTCTCCCTCGATATCTAACTTATCTTTTAATGAAAGTAATGCTTTTTTTGATTTTATCTCAACAATATCCTCGTAAGAATATTTGAACATAATATCAACTTGTTCTTTGTCTTTTTCTGTAAACTTAGCTTCCCTTTCAATAAAGTACATAGCCTTCTCAAACTGTGCATTTATTACCGGCATCTGTGCTTCTAATTGTTGTAACATGGCTTGCTGTTCTTCATTCTCCGGCTGCTGTTGTAATATCTTTTGAATCTGGTTTCTTTCCATCTCTATTCGCAACCTGGCATCCCGTATTTTATCCATGTATGCCTTAATACGATTATCGACAACTTTAAAGTATTGTTCTAATTTCTTACGATACTTCTGTTTAATAGAATAATCATCAACAGCTTTTACAGAAAAAATAAATGGTCGTGAAATGTAACGAGAAACAATCCAGTCTATATTGTCTCTTGTTATTGTATTAAAAGGAACTTTTGCAGGAAGATAGTAATTACCAAACTTGTTTAAATAATTCTTATCATTAGTGTCAATATTAGAATGATACATGTTCCAACATGCAATATCTCTGTGTTGATCGTCATTATTATCCCGAACAGAATTAGCAGCGTCTATTGCTATTTTTTCAATGGTATCTCTTTTTAACATAATCAATTATTGAATCCGTAAGCGTTTCCTAAGCGAAAATCATGAGCAAATTCTTTATCACTGCCTTGACTTCCTATCTCGATCTCTTTATTGAACTGTAGCCTCTGAACTGCATTTAACGCACATGTTATTGTCGTGTCACAATTATATTTCCCTCGTCCGGGAGTATATACAAATTTAGCTAATCTTTTTAAGATATACAAATCATATATTTTTTTTACAGGTTCACACTTTCCACTTTCTCCTAACAGCTGTTGATTAAGCGTTGCAAGCCAATGTGGTTTTGTTGCTGGATCAATACCATATCTGTTAGGAACTTTGGTCTTATCAATCATAGATGCTATTGCCAGATCAGGACGTTCCTGTAATAATGCCTCTACATTATTTGTCTCATAATAATCAAATATTCTCAAATTAGAAAATTCAATCAAAACTCTTTCTATTGTATTATACGCAATAGCCATCTTAATTGTTTCTTCATAAAATCTTTTTGCTCCACCCGATAATATATCCGGTCTATAAGTTATCCTTCCTACCCAAGTATCAGAGAAATCATCAAGAAATGATAAACCCTTAAACAATGTTGATGATCCTTTTGAATCTGATGTATTACTTTCATCTCTATCATAAGAATCAATAGACTGTCCATAAATTTCGCCTTGCTTTGGAGCCTCTACTATATGAGCAGTAATCTCTCCTTCTTTGTTTGGCCCCTCAGCAAAATATGCTCCTTTTGACCAATCTTTTGGATCATTCCATTCAAAGTGACCATCCTGTCCAATTTGAAGATCACTGTTTGACATTATCCTTCTTCTTTGTTCATTAAGAGCCATTATAACATTTTTGTCAAAATATCCACCGGTAGGTAAATCAAAAGCATGAGATCCGTATTTAGGATTGTTTACTCTGTACAGATAGCGTGCAGCTTCTGTTGTTCTCTTCTTTTCTTCTTTTACATGGTACTTTTCACTTTCTGCATAAAGTGAATTACCATCTTTATCTACAATGGTAAATAAATATCTAGGATAAAATGATGATACTCTTTGTTTCGGATTTTGAAAATCTTTTGGTTCGTTGATGTTTGGAAAATCAAGTAATCCCTCTTTAATAGGATTGTAATAGAAATGTTCTAAGTCCGCAGCACCAGCTTCCAAATCACCAGATGTTCCAATAAAAAACTGAAATCCGGTCTTTCTGCCTTCTGCAACAATAGATGGGCTAACAAACTCTTTCATGGCTCTGACTAAACCCATTTTCCATTTTCCAACCTCTTCATAGTAAACTAAGAAAGGACTAAACCTCGATAATGCTTGTGGATTATCCTTTGCAGTTAATGATCTTATCTCGGAACCAAAATACTTAGCTTTAATGTATTCACTTCTATTAATAGACCTTGTTTTATAAAACTGAGAGTTTTCAAGTTTATCCAATCCACGTAATGTGTTTTCCATCGTATGATCAGCATCAGCTTCAATTCCAGCTACAATTAGATTTACTGAATCCGGAAAAAATGTGTAATTATATCCTATTAATCCACCGGCAGCCTTTTCACTAAATCCCTTTTGCCGGGATTTCATATCGCATGTATCCATTTTTAATGCAAATACTGTTTGCCATTCCCAGAAGGTTTGATAATCTATATCAATAAAACGAGGATTGATTATTTTCTTTACACTGGACTCTCTTGATAAACCATAAATAGGCCAGAAGTTGAGGTACCAATAATGCCTTCCTGTAATATAAACATCTGAATTGTCTTGACGTGCCTTTGATACCTTATAACCATAAAAACATCTTCTTCTTTGCTCTCTCCACCATGCCTGATCAACTACTGTATTCTTCTCTGCTCCCGGAAAGTATTCTTCTATTGGAATATGAAACGGATCTGCTGGATGTGGAAGATCTTGACTCATAGCTACAGGAGAAAATCTTTCCGTTCCAACAAATTTGTTGTCAAAATCAATTCTGAATTTTTTATCGTAACAAAACATTATCCAATGATAAGAATTAAAGATGTTATTACAAGACCAACAGACGTGCTTATTCCGATTGTTTTCCATCTAATGGCATTATCCCTCTCCTTAGAAATATCTTCTCTTATTTCCTCTAATTTGATGCTTATTTCGGACATCTCATTTATCAATACTTTGTTGTCCATTATTAAAGAATCTCTCGATTGCATACACATAGTTAATGCCGTATCCTTTAATGCTGCTTTCAGCTTCAAAGAATCATACTTAGCACTTAGCTCATGAAACTGATAATACATTGCTTTTAACCCATCATACTCTAATGGTGTCATGCAATAATCACCTTCTTCTGTTTGCCATATCTTCGAGGAAGTCTGACAATTCACTGTTGAAGGTACTGTCATCAGTATTGTTAGCAACGCTATCCCAATAATGCTCAACCGCTTCTTCATAATCTTCATTTGATAATTTGATGATCGAATCTAAAACATAAGTCTGCTCCTCATATATTTTCATCTTCTCTGAATAATGGTCAGAAACAGAATCTATTCTCTGTTCCAGACGATTTAACTTCTGGTCAACTATTGTACTCTTACGAGTAACTTGAATCCTAACTAAACAAAAAACCAAAAATAAAAATATGGAAAAAATTACCAATTTGACCAGAATATTTTTGTTTTCTTTAGACATTACTCAATACTTTTTAGTTCTTTACCTTTTTGATTGGACTTACCAATAACCAAAGTGCCAATAAAAGCCGATAAAGCACCAACTAAAACAGCCATACCACCCCAGTTGATTTCTCCATGCTTGATAGCACTTATGATTATATACACGGCCATGGCAATAAATAATATTGCAGCCATAATAATTACACAAAGCATAGCTAGTCTCATCATGCTTTTGTTTCCTTCGTTGTCTGTTAAAAATCTCTTTTTCATAATTTTTCTCTTTTTTAAATTAATTTTTCTTGTTTTATATCTTCAACACTATTAGTTGCATAAGAAATAGCATCTGCTAAAATTTTGACCATCTGATCTCGAACATCACAACTTGAGATTTTAAGACAATCTGTATAGGTAGTCATGAACAACCATTCAAATATTGCTGCCGGAGACTTTGTTCTCGTAAGCATATGAAAATAGGCTTCCTTGTCTTTTTCATTTTTTGTCTTTTTATGGTACCTGAAATCACCAAAAAGAAAAGGATAAACTTCTATGTACTCAAAAATAAAATCCACCCATGGATCCGCTGATGTTTCTCCTGGAGATGTCCATATTTCTGTTCCTGATGCTCCTCCTTGTTTAAAACCTCTTATTCCATCCTTGTCGGTATAATCTGCACCTTCTGCCGATTGAGCATTGTGATGAAGCTCTATAAGATAAGTATTGTCATTATATATATGGTAAAAAGTGTTTTCACGAGAGCTTTTTATGTGCAAATCTACATCATGGATTTCCGGATTCAAAATCATAGCTGGCCAATCTAATTGTCTTAGCTTCTGAACCAAATTATAAGCAAGATCCTTTACTGATTGTCCTTCATAAATTTTTATGCCATTTTCCCACTCCGGAGATTGCTTTCCCTTTGTAGTGTACTTTCCGAACAAAACATCTCCGTGTCCTGCTGACACAAGTATTACTGGCTTGTTCTTTGTACTCCTGTCTCCCACATGATTTAATGGTCTCATAGTTTCTTTAGTTTTTCGATTAACTTAGTTGTTTCTTCTTTTTGCTTTAACACTTCAATTCTGGAACTTCTAATATCTTCTTTTATTGTATTGATTTCTTCTTCCAGTTTCTCTATATTCTTAAATACTGTTTTTCTGGTAAACATACATGTAGTTTTTTGCTTTTCCTGTAAAACAATAATTGTGTTTAATGTTTTATTTAAGTTTTTTAATTCATGCTTTAATTCATTTCCAAATTCATCTTGTCTGTTCTCATGGTTATTTCTTATTCTTATAAGACTGTTCACAAGTAAAATTACATAAGGTGTTGCTAAGGTAATAACTACTACAATCCATTGCCAAGCTTTCAAATTTCCTTCATCCATACATACCTTGTTTTTTAATAATACATATCTGTTCCTGATAATCTTATCCAACAACTATCAATTCACTACCGTCGTATATAAGGTGTACATATCCTTTGGCTATGTTAATCACATAATCGGATTGACCGTTGATATTGACAGAGCTTTGCACTGTAATGTTATTTGCAGAGGCATCATCAACATCAACCATAACTATCTCATATCCTTCTACAAGCAAGTAATCAGGGATATTGATTGTTTGTGAATTTGTGGATGTGCCTGATACTGTAACTATCTTAGAACCGGGGGAAACATTCTCGGTACCTGTATCAGCAACTACATTTTGAACATATTTAGGGTTGATACTTACGATACCGTCTAATGTGCCCCATGTTTCAACATCACAAACCCCAACAACTCGTAGCTGATAACCATTGCCGACAGATACAGTATATGCCGATAATAAATGAACGATAGCATCATCGTTAAAAAGAAGCGTCCCCGCACCAACCGATTCTATCTCACCTGACTTCGCATTTACATTACCACTGAATGTTAAATCTGCATCACCATCTGTATCTAAAGAAAACTTACTATTTAGTAAGGTTACTTTACCCATTATTACAGCAATTGTAACATCCTCAGATTTTGGCTTTATACCAATTTCTGAATTCATTACATGCAGCTCGTAATGGTATTCCTTGTCAGCATCCTCATAAAATCTTATATTACTATTAGTGATATAAAACAATGGTAAAATAGAAGTGTCAGTAGGATTATTCAGATAAGCCCTTCCTGTTACTCCGAAAAACTGACACTTAAAATTGTCTTTACTTAAAGAAATTTTGCATAATGGTTCTTCTGTTGCGGCATCTTCCATAAAAGTGGTTTTTTGTATAACAGCAAACATTAAATCATACATCTGCCCTGAACCAAGAATCGTACCCGCACCGGCGTAAATACCACATTTTGAGAGATTCAAACCTTCTAAATATGAACCTGAAAAAGCAAACAAAGTTTCTGTTCCCTGAACATCATGGAAAGTTCCCCCATAAATAAAGTAACGATAAAGCGCATCATATCCATCTGTACCTATATCGGTAACGCTTCCATTACTTTTCACCGGACACGTAACTACTGTAGCGTCATTACATTCAACGATGACATTAGAATCAAGGTGAATACATCCTTCTTCACCGGAGATAGCATTTCCCGCAATACTGGCATCTACTTTACCGGCAGGTAATTTTATCAGATACTTATTCGTATCAGATGGTGCTGTTTTATGCTTTTGTATGTACTTCTTAGCTTCCGAATAAGTTTTAAATACTCCTTCTTTAAGATAGCTTTCTTTTGCATCAGGGTTTATCAAGCAAGTGTTTTCTGAAGGAATAACACCAGAAAGATTATCGAGAATGTCACCTAATTCATTTTTCCTGGTAGTTGATCTTTTACCGTGACGATAAATATCGATTTTTTGTTTTAAACTTAAATTTTTCATGATTTATCCGTTTTAATGTGGGAATATGTCATTACATCATCTGGGGGAGCTTCCTTTTCAGCTTCAAAGATTTTTTGCTTTCTTATGATAGCCCTATGCTCCATCTTTAACTTTTCTTCTAAGTTCTCATATAGCTTTTGAAGTTTCTCAAAGTCATTGTATGCTTTTATCTTTTCGTCAAAGTTATAAATAGTATCGTAACCATCAACAGTTTCTTCTTCCCCATCTTTGGTTTTACGTTTGTATTTGATCTTTATTTTCTTCTGTGATGGTATATTGTGCAAATGTTTCATGAAGTCATCCATATCTTCTAAAACTTGCATGATAAGATCCCTGTCTTTTTTAAAGACAAGTCTTTTGTACAACTTTACACAAGCTTGTACCTTAGGGCTCTTTGATAACTTTCTCCAATCTTTGTTCATCCATTGGGTATTCATAAGGTTTACCTTTTCTTCATGCTCCATTCCGGTAACAGGGATAGGTGAATTAAGACTGTACAAAAAGAATATCCCTTTTATAACCTCTTTGAAGTACTTCTTATGAGAATCCTTGTCAGCAGCATATAAGTCTTTAAATTCTTTAAAGCTCATTCCATCATCGCTGATAGATACCTTACCTTTGTTGTGAAAAAATATCTCTTTTACTATCATTTGCTTTGGTACATATTATATTGAAATTCCAATACAGCTTTATCTCCTTTTACTGCTATATCCCATGGGATTAACTCGTTAGTGTGAAAGTCAGCATGGGTTAACATTTTTTTATCTGAATCATCAGGATGTGGCCCCCACCAATGACATCTTACTCCATTAAACAGACGTCTTATGTGTTCTTTCTCTCCATCGCTGAACTTACGCTCTGCATACAGCAATTTTTCTACTTGCATCTTCTGTCCCAAATTGTCAACGTGGGCAACATCTAATCCCTCATATACCCAATTTTTTTTCTTTGTGCCCATAATATATCTAGTTTAAAATGGTAAATCATCATTTTCATCGCCACCGCCGTCAGCAAAAGGATCATCCTCAACAGTATCCTCTTTCTGATCAGAAGAAAATGTATCAGGCTCTTGCTGTTCTTCTGCCTTCTGACCCGTTCCCGTATCTGACCAATGTTCATCCGTGCCTCCAGAACTAACCCCTCTGAATGGCCCCAGTGATGTTAGCTTTACTAACTCTAATTCAGTGAAATATTTTCCATTCCATTCCCTGCACTTTACCCTGTATTCTACTTCTACTTCATGTCCATTCTCAACAAAAATTGTCTTTATATCATCAACTCCAGACCCAAATGCAGTAAACACTATCGTCTTTGTTTCATATGGATCCAATTGACCCTTCTTGTCACATACAACAATAGCTTTGTTGTAACTCTTTCCCGTCTTTTTTGACGTGATTACTTCTTCCTCTAATCTCTTAAATACAAATCTTGCTTTGTTTCTCATCTCTTCTCTTTTTTTATTGTTAATATATATCCTATTGATAAACACAAACTCTCTAACTTGCGATAACCTAAATCCGTCTCACCTCTCTCAAAACGCTCTATCGTACGCCTGCTTATATGTGACTTATGACTCACTTCAGTTATGCTTATCCCTTCTAACTTTCGTAACTCCTTATATAACTTCCGTGTCTCCATTTAATTTTATCACTTTTAAACAAAGTACGTCATATTTGTCCATCTAATCTAATCTTTTTTAAATGTTTTATTAACATATTTATTAACACCCCTCTGCATCCCAGAAATTGATTATTATAACCCCCGTACCCAAACCATTAAAAAACAAATGAAATCCCTTATTCGCTCTAATTTTACCCTTAAATCCAATATATACC